GTAATAGAAGAAGATCTAGTAATAGATGATGTAGATACAGAGTTTGAGGAAGTAGATCCAGGAATAGATGATCCGGATGACTCTATCGCCAACGATACTGTTCAAGAAGTATTAGATTCGAAAACAGAGCTTGAAGTTACAGAAGTTGCAGAAGTGGATATAGAAATTGTAGGAGAGGCACCTTTAGGCAGACCTACCAAAATGGATCCTGATACAAGGAAAAAACTTAACACAGCTTTACAAATAGGTTTATCTCAGAAAAAGGCAGCAATTTACGCAGGAATAGGCGAAACAACCTTTTATAGGTGGCAAAAGAAGGCAGTTGACATAGATCAAGAGTGCCAAGGTGATCCAGATAACATAAAAGATGTTGCAGATTTAGAATTGTGGGAGTTTTGGGAGTCTATAAAAAAAGCAAAAGTGGATGGTGAGATAAATCACCTAGGAAACATAACAAATGCAGCAAATAATGGTGTTTGGCAAGCATCTGCTTGGTTTTTAGAGCGATCCAACCCTAATGATTGGTCAAGAAGAGAAAAAGATGATGAAACTACAGGTAAAAAAGAGCCAATCATTGTCAAAATTGAGTTTGATTAGCCCTTTTCACCTTTAATTGCTTAGAGTATTGATTCCTCTCTCGCTATATAACCTTTTTTATCTGCCCAGGTATTAACCTTTTCAAATAAATTGATCCATGTAGTGTCAGCATTAGCAAATTTACGAACTTCTTCGTGATCTGCACAACCAAATATTACATAAGCAATAAGTTGATCTCCTATATCTGACCAACAAGCAATAGCTGAATCAAAGTCAAATATGCTCTTCTCATCAACAAATACTCTAAATGCACTTAATAATGGATACAAAGCACCATTATTCAATACAAAGTTTGGATAATTGCCATCAAACTGACAATATTGGAATTGATTAGTTGTTGGGGATTTACCCTTGTTTTTAGTCAAAGCAAGAGGTTTTATACCACCATCAACTTGTTTTTTAATTTTGGGAGTCCTTACAATCGTACCATCAACTGATGATTGTATAATATCCCTAAATCTTAAGATCTCCGGTAATGACTTAGATATAAACTTATATCTTACATCATTATCACCAAAATCTTTTCTAATAACTTGTGCGTTACCATATGCCATTTTTGGAACTGCAGGATCTAATAAGTTAAAATCCTTCTCATTTGGCATTAAAGCTTTCAGGATCTGAATGATTCCTAAAATAGTTTGCACACCATTATCATTTTGGAAATAAGACACCATTTCATCATGATATGGAGTATTGGCTAAGTTTTGCTTAATATAATCAAACTTACCTGCCATATTCATGTGAGAGTCCTCATTAACCTCTACATTGTTATTTAATCCAAAAACAATATCAAGTTTGGCCTGCTTGGTCAAACCTGTGTAAATTGTTACAGGAACTCTTTTGCTAGGAGCTAATGTGCCTTCTTCATGAGCCTCTTTGATTGCTGCCATGAGGTGTCCCCCATTTGCACAACCTTCCAATTTAGTCTCTGTATCAGACATTTGAACTTTCATCATACTCCCTGAGACATCAACTTCATTAGCAAATAAATATATACCATTTGCTGCTAAGTGGAATGTGTCAGGACTAGAACTATCTTCTAGTGACTCCAGGATCGTGGGATCTAAGTTTTTCTTAGGTTTTCTCGGATTTGCGTGATATTCTATTTTTCTCTCTTTAGCGAGTGAATCGCAGAATATGTTTGCAGTGTATGTTTTGATAGAACTATCAAAACGATCAGTATTGGTTTTTACACCATTTTCGGTCTTCAATGAGACCATATAATTAGCCATGCTAATCTCCTTAATTTACAGATGCCTTCGGCACCTTCTTTACGAAACATTTGTTCCGTGTAATGAATATTAAAGGATCTGGATTTTATTACAAGTTTATAAAAGTAAAATTTTCTACAGAAAGAACAAAAGCCCTCGTTAAAGGGCTAGTGTTACACACAGACAATCAGAGGATGATCTGAAGTGCTTGCGCACATTGATGATCGAATCTGATCTTTAATAAATATATCACAATCTTTGAATTATGCAAACATACTGGTAACATATATTTGTGATAGCAGGAAGTTTATTCTCCGGTATAGGAGGTTTAGAATATGGTCTACATAGATCAGGGCTAGTTAGTGAAACAGCTTGGATGGTAGAAATGGATGATTTCTGCTGTTCTGTTTTAGAAAAAAACTTTCCTGAAACAATGATCTTAAATAAAAAGATAGAAGATGTAAATCCAAAGTATCTACCAAAGATAGATATTCTTACAGCAGGGTTTCCATGTCAGCCAGTATCGGTTGCAGGAGCAAGAAAGGGAGTAAATGATGAAAGATGGTTATGGGATGAAGTTTGGAGATTTATTGATGTACTTCGACCACGATACTTCATCTTGGAAAATGTCCCAGGACTACTTACAGCAAACAAAGGGAAAGCCTTCGAAAGAGTTATCAAAGATATTTCCCAAAGCAGGTTGTATAGATTCGAATGGCAAATTGTATCAGCAAGATCAATTGGTGCGCCACACCTTAGAAAAAGATTCTTTGGAATCGGTGAATTGGCCGACACCCTCGACTCAAGACAACGAACACAAAAATTTGAATTTGAACGAGAAGGGCAGAAGAATAGCCAAGAATGGGGGAGAGGACAGATCCTTGAATCTAGCAGACAAAGTTCAGGTAGCGAGTTGGGAAACACCGAACACAATGGATCACCTACCACCGAGATCAGGGGAGGCGTTGGAGAATGTCCTGTACAGAGGGGACAAGGAGAGGAAATCCAAGAGGAAGTCGACAGGAAACCTGAGGGAGAATTCACGACTTCAAGGCAAGAGGCTGAACTATGGATGGGTAACACGACTTATGGGTTTTCCGGATGGATGGCTAGATTAGGCATTAAAAATATTTGGTCATCTACACCAAATACCTGGAGGACACCAACCACTTTTGATCACAAAGGTGAAAATGCTTATACACATGCTGCATCTTTCCTACAAGGAAAAAACACAAGAGCTTCAGGTCAACCCGTACAGGTAGCTTTAGCAGATCAAGTTGCTATGGAGGAATTAAAAAAAGATCCAGATCTATTTCAAAAATATGCAGAACATAAAATTTTAAAAAGACCTAACCTACCAAAACAAAAAGATTTTGTAGACTATCTAAGATCCGTAAGCTCTGTAAAGAGTCTCTATCAAAAAGTAGGTAGTGAAATATCAAAATCAAAAATAGAGCATTGGTTTAGATATGATGATTCAGGTTTTAGTTATCCATCTATAGATCATTGGTATATTATTAAACCTTACTTACTGCCTCTAAAGTTTGACAAAGAAATGACTTATACGGAGTCATACAATTGGGTTAATGAAACTGCTTTTCCAACAGCTGCAGCAAGAGATCATAAAGACACATATGGAACTGTTTTGACAGGATCTAAAACAGGCGATAGGAATACTTTACCTTTAAATATTTTTAGAAAACTTAGAGATCAAATCAAAGATTTTGCTATGTGGGAATATAATATGCCCAGATCTATAGAAGATTATCCAGATCGTGTAAATAAACTTAAAGCTTTAGGAAATGCTGTAGTTCCACAATGTGCCGAATTAGTTGGAAGACTAATCTTAAACTCTATCGGCACCGATAAACTTATCTTTTGTGATTCAATTAAGGAAGATCATCCTCAGTGAGTTGGCCTAATATATCATTTGTATTTAGGTCATTTAGTTTTTTTGTTTTATTTTTTTTAATTTTAGGATGTTTAATACCTTTTATTTTATTTTTAGAGGCTAATCCAACACCAATCATCTCAATATAACTCATGTTATCCTTTCTTTTAAGGTATAAATATTACTATAAATTTTTCTTTAGAAGTTACAATAAAGTTACCAAAATGTTAAATCTTCTTGGCGATAAAGTTTTTAGTTTCAATGTTTATAGGGTTTTACAGAATTATTAACAATTTATGTCACATGTGACATTTTGTGACATTTTGTGACTGTCACGCCCTAGAGTAGAGTAGACTAGAGTAGACTAGACTAGACTAGAGTAGACTATATAGGGAGGGAATATATATGAAAATAATGATCAGTTATGAAATGACAGAAGACTATATTGTTAATGCTGATTCTGTAGAAGATGCAATAAAAAAAGTAAGTGAGATTTTTGAACACAAACAAAGTTCTCAGAAAGATCTCTTATGGCAAGAAAAAGTAGACTATCATTGTGAGATAAATAAGAAATATGAAATAGAGGAATAATGGAAGAAAAAGATTACGAAATTAAATTTTTTGTAGCAGCTAAAGATGCAGATGAAGCTGTAGAGATTTTTATGAATGGTATTCAAAGTATTGAAAGCAATGACTGGATACCGGAAGTTTCTCCTATATTAGATCCTGATTTCTATGATATAAAACCGGAAGGGACAATATAATGGCAGACTTTAATTTTCCACCTGGAACTAAAAGAGAAGATGCTATTGATGAGCTTATAAGCGATCAATCTTTAAAAGAAGTTGTTTTAAAACAATTTAATTACATGAGAATCAAAGGTATCAATTTAGTTCAGGATGCTGATGATCTTGTAAATTTATATTTAAACATTTGCAAAAATTTCGAAGAAAAGTAAACTAAGTACATATTCGCTACGGATAGTTGAAAGACTGCCATAGTTTGTTTACGAGCCTTTCGTGAACACTGATTAAAAGTAAAGAGCAGGTGCCAAGACACCTGCTTTTTATTTACCCAAAATCAAAACCTGATGATGTATAGTGTATAGGTCGGCTACTAAACCGACTTCCTCCCATCATCGGCTGATTCGTAAGGATCAGCCTATTCTTTTTAATTCTTGTAAGATTTTTTTTCGACTGCCAGATCTCTTCTAATTTTCTTTGCTAGTCTTCTACGCTCTTTCCTATTCATAGTTGGAGCATGATCTTTTGATACTGTATATATTTTCATAAATCTATCTTAGATAAAAGGTTTCTAATATTTTTTATTTGTGATATTGTTAATACACTATGATACGAAAAATTGACCAGATAGACTTCACAGACACAGTACTAAGAGACACCACCACAATTGTAAAATTTGAAGCAGAGTGGTGTCAACCATGCAAACAAATTACACCTGCAGTAGAAGAACTTGCAAAGGAATGGAATGAAAAAGAATGTGAATTTGTAGCGATCGATATAGATGCATCGCCATCCATAGCAAATCACTACAACATTCAAAGTGTTCCAACTTTTATTGCATTTAATAAAGGTTTGCCAGTTTCTGAAGTCCGTTCTAATATTAATATTGGAAACATAAAGTCAAGTTTTAGTAAATTAGTCTGATATTTCTAGGAGCCTCTGCCCCCTGTTGTAAAAGCAGAGGCAACTAGATTTTTAATATTTTTGTCACACCAAACGATTAATATAGTAAAATATCATTATGGGAGAGAATATGATTGAAAAATTTGAAGAACGACAATTTCTAAAATTCGAAGATAGCACAACTTATGAACAGTGGGTAGAAGTAGGCAATAGTCTTATGCAAGCTACACAAAATATTATGTGGTGGCTTGGTGATTGGTGGAACTTCGGTGAACATAAATATGGAGAACTAGCTGCACAAGCTCTTTCTATGAATATTCCGTATTCAACATTTTCAAGTGCTGCAGCTGTATCTAGAGCTATACCGGTAGAGAGAAGAGTACCGGAACTATCCTGGAGTCATCATAAAGAAGTTGCTTTTATAGATGATCAGGATGTGCAAGACAGTCTTTTACTAGAGTCTGTTAGAAAAGGTTTTACTACAAAAGGACTTAGACAAAAAGTGCAAGACTATAAAGTAGATCAGATTGCACCTGTATCAGCTCCTATAGATCCAATGCAAAAACATAACATCAATTACAAACCTAGTAATAATTGGAATTTTGGATATCCAATTCAAAACTTTGGTGTAGACACAATAGAAAAAACTCCACCTCAGATGATTGCTAACTTGATTTACTTCTTTAAAAAACCTGAAGATAAATTAGTTTTTGATTTAACAGACAAGTATCAAGTAACTAACGATGTTGCAAAAGCGTTTGATCTAGATTGTAAAAGTTATGATATATTTCCTCATCCAGAAACTACAAAAGTAGAGCAATCAGATTTTGTAGTTCAAAAGTACGATAGATCTATATCTGATGCAGATATGGTTTTTCTCAATATGTTAGATTTTTCAGATAATCCAAATGTTCCTTCTGGACTTTTCATGAGGCAACAAATCTTGGATCTAGGAGTTTCAATGAAAAAAGATTCTACCTTGTTTGTTATAGCTAAAGACTTTGAAGGATGGGGTTTAGAAAGTACCTTTGATCTGGTTTTTAGTGACTCCAATTTTGGATTGTGTGAATATATCTCTATTCCAAATAAAGCTAAATTTACTAAAGATGAAGAGCTTTCTGCTATAGCAAGTAGGCAACTACTTTCAAAAGCAGGATATATATTGGTATTGACTAAAAAATATTCATAATCTTAGTTATACTTCACTAAATGGTTAATAAAGATAAAGACAATTTAACTTTTACTTTTAACTCTGTCAAAGGTGCAGATAGTCAAGAGTTTAAATTTCAAATGCCTCCCTTACATGAAGCACAAGAAGTCGTAGCAAGTTCTGAGGCAAGGTGGAAAATATTGTGTGCAGGTCGAAGATTTGGTAAATCAAGACTAGGAGTTATGCTCACATTGATTACAGCTATGCAAGGTAAAAGAGCATGGTGGGTTGCACCTACTTACACGATAGCTAGAGTAGGTTGGCGTGAAATTCAAAATGCAGCTATGGGATTTCCTGATAAATTTCCTGTAAATATTTCATTGGTAAACATGGAAGTTACTTTTCCTCAAACAGGTGGATCTATAGCAGTGAGATCAGCAGACACTCCACATAGACTTCGTGGTGAAGGTTTAGATTATTTAGTTATGGATGAGGCAGCTTTCATCAAACCAGATGTTTGGCATCAAGTTCTAAGACCTACTCTTACCGAAAGAAAAGGATCTGCACTTTTTATCAGCACTCCTATGGGGATGAACAATTGGTTTTATGAACTATGGGAATTTGCAGAAGGTAAAGAGGATTGGGAAAGATTCCAATTTGCTACATGGGATAATCCATTCATAGACAGAGAAGAAGTAGAAAAAGCTAAAGATGAAGTTGGATCTATTGTTTTTGCTCAGGAGTATTTAGCAGAATTTGTAGAAGCAGGTCAAGGTATGTTGCAACCTGAGTGGATTAAATACTACAGAGAAAAGTCAAATATGTTGTTTGTAGGTGGAGAGAATGTAAACCTTTATGATTGTACTAGATTTTGCACTGTTGACTTGGCTACCTCAGTTAAGGATGGATCTGACTATACTGTAATTGCTAGTTTTGCAATAACACCCAAAGGTAAAATTGTTATTTTAGATGTCGATAGAAAGAGGATGGAGGCTCCAGATATAATACCTCGAATAAGACAAAAAATGGCAGAATATGATTTACAATGGGTTGGTATGGAGCGAGCAGGCTACCAGCTTTCGCTCATACAGTTTGCCAAGAGAGATGGTTTAGCTG